TTGGTATTGAAATTAAAACTCTTTTAGGTGATGGTTCGCTACGTAGAAAACTAACCAAATGTAACAATCTTGAAGTAGCAACTCTTAGTGGCGGCCTTCCGAAGAAGGAGAAAAAGATGATTGAAACTAAAAGTATTCAAAGTGAACGAGGTCTTCGTGAATTAATTGAGAGAAATCTTCGAAAGGAGATTCATCCAGGAACGAAGCCATCGATTGATTTCATTCATCATATTTTAGAGCAAGCATATAACGACGGTCTAAGTTATAACGTTGAAGACATGAGACCAGTTATATTAGCTTTCGCAGCTAGAAGTACGAATCAAGCATTGGCATGTATTAAACTTGTCCAGACTATGAAATTTGTTGGAAAATTTAACATGCCAGAGACAGATGCTGATGATAAACCACTAATCTTCTTTGATGTAGAAGTATATCCTAATTTGTTTATCGTATGTTGGAAGTATCAAGGATCGCCGACTGTTGTTAGAATGATTAATCCAAAGGCCGAAGATATTGCGCCATTGTTTAATCAAAAACTTGTTGGGTTTAACAATCGTCGATACGACAATCATATTTTGTATGCTAGATATATGGGATACAGTCTCGAGGAATTGTTTGACCTAAGCCAGAAAATTATATTTGGCGGTAACAGCAATCAAACTGGAATGTTTGGTGAAGCATATAACATTTCTTACGCCGACATTTATGATTTTAGTTCTAAGAAGCAAGGCTTAAAGAAGTTTCAAATAGAACTTGGAATTCACCATCTTGAACTAGATTTGGCATGGGATGAGCCGGTTCCAGAAGGTGTGTGGGAAAAGGTAGAAGAATACTGCGTCAATGATGTTATAGCAACAGAGGCGGTATTCGAATCTAGAAAACAAGATTTTGTAGCTCGCCAAATCTTGGCTGAATTATCCGGGCTATCAATAAATCACACTACGCAGCAACATACTGCGAAAATTATATTTGGAGACGACAAGAATCCTCAAAGAAAATTTGTGTATACAGATTTGAGCTTGGAATTTCCTGGTTATCAATTTGATGGAAAGGAAAGTACTTACTGTGATGAAGTCACAGGTGAGGGTGGATACGTTTATTCCGAGCCTGGTTTTTATACCAACGTTGCGCTTCTGGATGTTGCGAGTATGCATCCGACCAGTATCGAGCGCCTCAATCTCTTCGGACCTTATACCGAGAAATTCAGTGCCCTTACGGAAGCTCGCATGGCGATCAAGCATAAAGATTACGACAAGGCCAGAGGTTTGCTTGACGGTAGACTCGCTAGGTTCCTTGAGCATGCTGAAGACGACGCTAAGGGTGCTGAAGAACTTGCGTACGCTCTCAAAATCGTCATCAATATCGTATACGGCCTTACAAGCGCTCGCTTCGACAATCAATTCAGAGATATACGGAACAGAGACAACATAGTCGCCAAACGTGGCGCCTTATTTATGATCGATTTACGGCACGCCGTTCAAGATAGAGGTTTTCAAGTTGCGCATATTAAGACGGACTCAATCAAAATTCCAAATGCAACCCCCGATATTATTGATTTTGTCATCAAATTCGGAAGGGAGTATGGCTATACTTTCGAGCATGAAACCACCTATGACAGATTCGTTCTTATCAACGATGCGGTATATGTCGCGAGTGTTCATGGTGGCTGGAGTGCTGTCGGGGCTCAATTCCAAGAGCCTTACGTATTTAAAGAACTCTTCTCACACGAACCGTTGGAATTCGACGACCTCTGTGAAGTAAAAAGTGTAACACAAGGCTCCATGTATCTTGGTAATGACGAAGATCAACATGATCTAAGTGGTCTTCGACACGTTGGACGTACTGGTAGCTTTATGCCAGTTAAATACGACGGGTATTCACTATGGCGGGTCAAGGATGGAAAAAAATACCACGTGTCTGGAACAAAAGGGTATCAGTGGATAGAACGAGATGTGGCTAAACATCGTGACTCAATAGATGAGCTCTTTACGGATATGGAATATTTCGATAAATTGAAGAATGATGCAATAAGATCTATTGAAAGATTTGTTCCCTTTGAGGAGCTTGTATCATGATTGAAGAAAAAGAAGAAAAGGCTAATCTTGGCTTAGCTACTACGGAAAAATTAATTCGAGAGCTTATAACTCGGTTTAAACTTGATGCTATAGAGTCAACTGTGGAATGCTCGTTGAATATTGATCGTGCATTAACTTTAGCCATACTTCTCGGGGGACTATCTTCTATGCAAAAAGAGTACAGAACTGTTGATCATGACTGACGACAATCTTTCACGAATAGATGTAAACTCCGGTGTAAATTATGCCGGTATTGGTATTGTTGTTATAACAGCCATATCGCAAAGTGGGGATAAGTTTGTCGGTATTTTAACCCCAGACAAAACAAGAGAGCTTGGTTGGGCTTGCTTTGCAGAAGCGGAAACTGCAGAAGTAAACGATATTCTTTATAGCTTAATGAAAGAAATACTTGACTTGGATGATGACGCTATTTCTGATTTCATAAGGGTATTTGAACAAGCGAGAAAGGAATAAAATGGCCGACGAATCTAAAACGTTTATGATTGAAGATGCTCGTATTATTCTGCGTAACTTCTCAGGGAGAGAAGGGCCATATAACAAAGCTGGTATTAGAAGTTTTGGTGTTCTTCTACCAGATGAAGGCATTGTTGAACAACTAATTAGAGACGGATGGAATGTTCGTTATCTAGATCCTCGAGAAGATGGCGAGGAGCCAGTGCCATTTTTATCAATTGGCGTAAGATTTGATATTAGACCCCCCAGGATAGTTCTTTTGACGGAAGATACTAGAACGCAATTGGATGAGAATTCTTGCGAAGTTATTGACTGGGCGGATATTAAGGTAGCTGATTTAATTGCCAGAGGTTATGAGTGGAATGTAAATGGTAAGACTGGTGTCAAAGCTTATTTGCAATCTTTATTTGTAACTATTGAAGAGAATGCATTGGACAGAAAATATGCTATTCATGACGATTAACCCAGCTACTAGACGGGACGCAAATGAATTTTATAACCTTCGTTCGCAAGCCATTTGTCGTTGACGCCGTTGAAGTTACGGCGGAAAACATATCTGAGGTAGCAAAATATGTAGGGGATTTGCGAGAGAAAGAGGATGGAACTCCTTATATTCTTGTGGATCGTCGTCTCGTTCCAAATGTTGCCCGTGTGTTTCCTGGCTTCTTCATGACCAAAATGGGTGAGAATGTTCGGTGCTACTCGAGGAAGATCTTCAGAGACCAGTTCATCATCCAAACTGCAGAGATCAAGCCGTGGGTAGAGTTCATGGCTAACGACAAACCTCCCCCCATTTCATAGCTTTTCATGTTCGCAAAAAAAACAAGGCATATAGTGAGAGAGACAGGAGGATAGATCCACGAGGTTCGTAAGAACTGAGGAAGCCGAGACAAGACATTACGATGTTGATACGTCGGGGAACCTGTTAATCTCATTTTTGAGGTGCTTGCCTAAAGAGCGACTTCCGGATTTAGCCGGGTAGAGTGACAGCGTAAGGTGCAAGTTAAATGTCTGGTGGTACGCAGAAACAGCCTCTTTGTTTTGTCGACTGAGCGACACAAAACAGGCTTTAAGCTCAGTGCGAGGGGCGCTATGGAGGACCGTCGATCCATACCGTCTGTAATGTAACGGAGGCCCGCCCCTTCCTAGTTATATGTCAGGCCGCCCCTGTAGACTGTGAAGGACAACACAGAGCGCATTGGTTTGATCAATCAGTGTTCAGGTAAATAAAAAATCGCATTCGTAGAGCGTTATAGCTCCGGAGGCAATAGGTATTCTTCTTGCTGAATTACCGCCAATCACTGCAAGCAAGATTGCAGTCACGAATGGACGCACCTGGGTAAGTGCAAAAACTACCCCCCTTCTTTTCCTAGTAGAAAGGAGAGTTATTACAACTTGCGGAGCAAAAAAATTTAACGTCCTTTCAGAGCGGTCTGAAGGGTGATGAATTGGTGGGGTGCGCATACCAGCAGACAGGAACTGTGAACCACGCACATTTTCTCGCCAGTGCCACTACATGGATACATTAAGAAAGGGGTATCTGTGGCGGTAGTGCTGTCCGGTCGGGTCGGACCATTGGCAGCCCAATAAAGGAGAACGATGAAATTTACTTTCGCTGATCTAATGCTTCTTGTAATTGCTGTTTGTTCAGTTTTGATTACGGTTAAAATTTACTAAATGGTAACAGAGCCAACTACTGAAAAATTAGCCCGTGCCTTGGAAGAAGAGCATGCCCCGCAATATATGATAGATCGAGCTAGAGCCGGTTATTACGACGATTACAAATCACCCATAGCCTTCCCAGAAATGGAGCTCTTGGGTGATGCTGAACTACACGATTTGAAGCGTATCAAGGAAGGTGTCTATAAGGGCGAGTGGGATGGCACCAAAGAAGAGTCTGATGAATGGGCTAGAAGTCCTGAGGGCCAGGAGGTGTTTAACGAATTAATAAAGCCTAATCGTCAACAGCGACGACATCCTAAATGAAAGGAATAGCGGGTGAGTGATAATAAATACATCGTTTTCAATCGTGAAGAATTCAACGAATTTCTAAAAGAAACTTTTAGTTTTTTAAATCCAAACATGTTTAAACCACTTGAAGAACATGAGATTAAAGACGCAGTTATTATCAGGCGGCAGGATCAATTCGCAAGCCCATGTCTTCTTACTTATGCGTCAATGATAACTATGGTGGCGGAGCATCATCCTAGTAAGAAGACAAAAGCAGAGCTACAAATTATTGCTGATTACTTTCACCAGCAAGGAGTATTGGCTGGGGAGGAAGGATGGAAATTACCCACCCCTTAATTTTGATAGGAGAGTCATACACTGATTCTCCTTTTTTAGATTGTATATAAAAGGAGGTGATATGGATATCGATTTGATGGAGCATCAATCTTCTGCAGTAGACTTATTAGGGAATGGAAAAATTTTATATGGGGCCGTTGGTGTAGGTAAATCTGCTACGGCCCTGGCTTATTACATGAAAGAAGAAAGGGACCGAGATATTTATGTCATCACCACAGCAAAGAAGCGTGACTCTCTCGACTGGTTGGCTGAGGGAGCCCGATTTGGAATTGGGACTGAATATTCTGGGACAGTGGCTGGTAAACTTACTGTCGACTCCTGGAACAACATTGCTAAGTATCAAGATGAAATTGGAGCGTTCTTCATATTCGATGAACAACGTCTCGTGGGTAGTGGAAGTTGGGTCAAGTCCTTCCTGCACATTGTGCGACGAAATCGTTGGATACTGCTAACTGCGACGCCCGGTGATACTTGGATAGATTATGCCCCCGTATTCATAGCAAACGGGTGGTACAAGAACATAACCGAATTCAAGCGGGAACATGTCATTTATGCTCCGTACGTAAAATTCCCAATAATCCAGAGGTACGTTGGGCAAGCTAAGTTAGAGCGTTATCGTAATGAGATTCTTGTGGAGATGATATACCAAAGCCACACCCAAAGGATTCTGAATTACATAGACGTTTGTTATGACCATGACTTGTGGGATATGGCTGTACGTAAACGTTGGCATCCTTATGAAGATAGACCGATTAGTGATGTAGGTGAATTGTTTCGTGTAATGAGAAAGATTGCGTACACACATCCAAGTCGTCTAGAGACGGTTAAGATGTTTTTGAAATGCCATCCTAAATTAATCATCTTTTATACGTTCAATTATGAGTTGGATATCCTAAGAAGACTATCGAATGAAGTAGCAATAGCTGAGTGGAACGGACACAAAAAGGAACCAGTTCCAGACTCTGATGGATGGGTATATCTAGTTCAATATACATCTGGTTCAGAGGGATGGAATTGCACAGAAACCGATGCTATGATGCTATATTCATTGACGTACTCTTATAAGAACTTTATTCAATCCCAGGGGCGAATTGATAGAATTGACTCCCCTTTCACAAAATTGTACTACTACATCCTAACAAGTGACGCGCCTATCGATAGAGCGGTCAAGAAGGCTCTGGCCGAAAAAAAGTCATTTAACGAGCGAGAACAAGCAAAAAAGTGGCATTTTCCGGCAAATAATTTCTGAGTGCCGTATGGTTTGCCGGGGATTCGCCGGGCTCTGACCTGGGAAAATACCTGTTTTAGGCATTTATTCATATATTTCTCTTACCTTAAGTTATAATAAGAACATTGTATATAAATAAGTAAAATAATATAACAAAGTCAGATATTTAGAAAAGTTTTTGGATATATAAATTCCGCCGAAACGCCGGGAAACGCCGGAGAAATGCTTCCGGCCCTAAAAAGCTAAAAAAGAGGCAGCATCATGCAAACAGCTACACAAACACTCACAGAAATTAGAAAAATCATTGATGACTTTCCAACTTATGAAGTAACTAATTTCGGAAGATTTTTCAATGTCAGAACCGGACGAGAAATGAAACTATCTCCTACATTAAATGGAGATCTAACAGTTGGTCTTATGAAAGATGGCCATCAGTTCAGATTTTCAGCAAAAGGAATCGTCGCTAGAACTTTTGTTGAAGGAGAAAATGAAATCTTCAATACACCAATATTGTTGGATGGAGATAAATTTAATCTGCATGTAGATAACATTGTGTGGCGGCCTCGATGGTTTGCATGGCATTACACAAGACAGTTCTTTGATGTTCCGAATTGGTTTTTCTATGGGCCAATAGTAGATAGGGCTACTTTAAGAGAATACCGAAATTACATTGAAGTTGCAGTAGCCCATGGATTGCTTTGTAGGAACATTATGCAGTCGATTTATAATGGCTTACTTACATTCCCCACTCATCAAAAATTTGCCTATGTTAGCTAAAATATACAAAGTGTCCTAAAAAACAACGCATATAACGAAGAGACACGTAGAATGTCTATTTCATTCTAGGTAAGGAGCAAAACATGGAATGAGAGAAGCTCAATATCAAGCAAAACTTATCAGAAAACTTGAATCTTTATTTCCTGGTTGTTTTATTTTAAAGAATGATTCTAGCTATAAGCCTGGTGTTCCAGATCTTATAATTTTGTTTTCTAATATGTGGGCTATGCTTGAAGTTAAGCTTTCTGGAATATCATATCTTCGACCAAATCAAGATCACTATGTTAGGCTATTAGACAATATGTCTTTTGCTTCATTTATAAATCCGGATAATGAGGAGGATGTGTTGTATGATCTTCAATGCGCATTCGGATTTATACAACCGCCACGCGTTTCTTAGCCCAAGCAGTTATCATTGGCTTAATTATACTGATCAAAAATTAGAGGCAAGATTTATTGCCGCCATGGCTTCAAAAAGAGGTAGTGATTTACATGCTCTTGCTCATGAAGCGATAAGACTTGGAGTTAAGTTATCACGAGTAAATAAATCATTAGCAACTTATGTTAATGACGCCATTGGTTATAAAATGGAATGCGAACAAGTTTTATATTATTCTGATAATTGTTTTGGCACCGCTGATACAATTTGTTTTCGAAGAAATAAACTTAGAATCCATGATTTAAAAACTGGTATAGTGCAAACATCAGAACATCAACTCGAAATTTATGCAGCATTATTTTGTTTAGAGTATAGCATCGATCCGTTTGCAATAGAGATCGAGCTTCGTATTTATCAGAGAGATGAGATTAGAGTGTTTGAATCATATCCAGAAACAATAATGGAAGTTATGAATACAATTGTAGACTTTGATAAACAAATCGAAAGTATAAAATCTTCTGATCGATTTTAGAGGAGGTGTTTCGTGATTCTTAGCGAAGAAGAATATCTAGCTCATTATGGAACACCCCGTCATTCGGGTCGTTATCCATGGGGTTCTAGTGGTTGGGGGGATGCTTCTCCTGATGAAACCAACACACGAAATAAAACCTTTAGTCAATACGTAAAAGACTTAAGAGAAAAAGGTATTAGCGAACCCATGATTGCACAAGGTATGGGTATGTCAACAACCCAGCTTCGTGCAAAAATTTCAATTGAAAAAAATCAGCAAAGACAATCTGATATTGCAATGGCCCAAAGATTAAAGGATAAGGGCTATTCTACTAATGGCATAGCTAAAAGAATGGGGCAACCAGAATCAACTATTAGAAATTATTTGAAAGATGGAGAAGCTGCGAAAGCAGACATTCTTACTTCAACCGCCGGCATGCTTAAATCGCAAGTTGATCAAAAAGGGTTTATTGATGTTGGTAAAGGTGTAGAAAATTATCTCGGTGTTAGTTCAACAAGACTAGATACTGCAGTAGCAATGCTTCAAGAGCAAGGTTATGAAGTTCATGCAGTTAATGTAAGACAAATTGCAACTGGTAAAGATACAAGAATGAAAGTTCTTGGCCCACCAGGATCAACGCAAAGAGAAGTTTGGCAAAACCCAGATAAGATTCGGCAAATTACTAATTATTCTGAAGATGGTGGCAAGTCTTATACAAAAACTAATCCTCCGGTTTCTATTAATCCAAAGCGTGTTGATGTTGTTTATAAGGAACAAGGTGGGAGTAAAGCAGACGGTGTAATTTATGTTCGACCAGGAGTATCGGATGTCGCACTTGGTGGAGTAAATTATGCTCAAGTTCGTGTTAAAGTTGGTGATGGGCATTATTTAAAAGGCATGGCTCTTTATAAAGACGGTCTTCCTAATGGTGTGGATCTTCAATTCCACACATCTAAAAGTGATACTGGAAATAAACTTGATACTATGAAGGAACTTAAGCCTGATCCTGATCTTCCTTTTGGTTCTATTGTAAGACAAATTGTGGATAAGCCAGGATCACCTAACGCTAAAGTAACTTCGGTTATGAACATTGTTAATGATGAAGGTGATTGGGAAAAATGGTCTAGAACTTTGTCATCTCAAATGTTATCTAAGCAAAGCCCCATGCTTGCTAAATCACAGCTTGATATGACTTATGAACAAAGACAAAATGATTATGAGAATATAAAAAATCTTACAAACTCTACCGTTCGTAAAAGATTATTGAATGATTTCGCTGATGCTACTGATTCAGCATCGGTTAATTTAAAAGCAGCCGCTATGCCAGGGCAAGCAGTTAAAGTTCTTCTTCCTGTATCTTCCCTACCGGTTACTCAAATTTATGCCCCCACCTATAAAAATGGTGACCGTGTTGTATTGATTAGACATCCACATGGTGGTACATTCGAGATACCTGAATTAACTGTTAATAATAATCATGCAGAATCAAGAAGACTTCTTGGAGATGCAAGAGTTGCTATAGGTATTAATCATGAAGTAGCAAAGCATTTATCTGGTGCAGACTTTGATGGAGATACAGTTTTAGTTATTCCAAATAGATCTGGAAAAATTCAAACTACTCCTGCTCTTGAATCTCTTAAGAACTTTAATCCACACACAGAGTATCCAGCTTACTCTGGAATGAAGCCAATGCGTAATACCCAAACAGAGATGGGTATTATTTCTAATCTCATTACTGACATGACAATTAAAGGCGCCAGTCATGAGAAGATTGCCAAGGCAATTAAGCACTCAATGGTTGTTATTGATGCTGAGAAACATAACCTTAACTATAAGCTATCTTATAATGATAATGGAATAAAGGGGCTTAAAGAAGAATACCAGAGGCAACCAGATGGTAGTAGTGGTGCTGCCACACTTATCTCTAGAGCAGGAGCTGAGGTACGGGTACCTGAATTTAAACCCCGGTCTCAGAAAACAGGTGGCCCAGTTAGTAAGACTACTGGAGAGAAGGTATACGAACCAACAGGTAGAGTGCATTGGAAGAGTGGTAAGCCAATCACTACAATCACTAAGAGGTTGGCTATTACCCCGGATGCTCGTGTGCTTTCATCCGGTACCACAGTTGAATTGTATTATGCCCAGCATTCCAATAAGCTTAAGTCTTTAGCTAATGATGCTAGGCTTACTGCAATTAAAACCCCATCGTCCAAGTACATCCCGTCTGCAAAGAGGGCGTACCATTCTGAAGTAGCCTCCCTCGATTCTAAATTAGCCCTCGCCAAATCAAACGCCCCCCTTGAACGCCAGGCCCAATTAATCGCCAATAGTGTAGTAAAGGCTAAGAAGAACTACGATCCTACAATGGATAGTAAGACAGAGACTAAGATAAAGTATCAGGCTTTAGAAGAAGCACGTCGTCGTACTGGTGCTAACAAGAAGAAGATAGTGGTTACTGATAAGGAATGGGAGGCCATTCAAGCAGGAGCCATCAGTGACTCTAAGCTTAGCGAGATACTAACACATGCTAACATGGATGTAATACGTGAACATGCTACACCTAAGGATCAAGTACTGATGACTCATGCTAAGACTAATAGAGCTAATGCTATGCTTGCATCTGGTTACACTAGAGCTGAGGTAGCAGCTGCACTTGGTGTATCACTTAGTACATTGGATAGATCAACAGTTCAATGAAAGGAGATTGATGATTACTAAGTCAGCACTAACTACAATAGACAATCCTCATTCACCTTTCGATGACTTCCCTGCTTGGTATGCCTATGATGTATCAAGTGGGTATCATACTTGTTCGTATCTCGCTCGAATTGCTAAAGTTTCTGATCAATTGAGTGAAGCAGACGAAGACCTTGCGGTGGAGCTAGCTATCGATGAGATAATAAAAGAAAATGTTTCAGGAATTTATAGAAAAATTACAAAACAAGTTGAAAGTTAAAAAAAAAAATTTAAAAAATTAATTTTAAAAAAAATTTTTGGAAAAATTCCGGAGACAACCACCCCGGGGGGGGAGGGTTCGCAAATTCTACCCCCGCCCTGCATCGCCCGGCTCCCAAAAAAATCCCCGGGGGGACTATTCTAGGAATGTTTTCCGGTTTTAGCCTGCGGAAAAGGAGAAGGTATGAGCAGTAAGGTCATTGTTCATAAGAATAGGACGAACATATTGACTATTAGTCTTGGCTTTGACGTTTCTGCTGATGTTATTACCAGTGAAATTCGTTCTGAGCCAGATGTTGAGGCTCCATTAATTGCTACTTGGGACGTTCAATTCAGGACAGATGGTACAGATGGTGAACTTGTTCTAACACTAGACGATCTTGAGACCAGTCAAATAAAAGCTAATAGCGGATATATGGATCTTAAGCGCATTACTGGCACCGAACCATACGCAGTCTTTGATCAGGCGCTTGAAGTTACTTTCAGAGGGTCGGTGACTGAATGAGTAGCGAAATAAGTGTAGTCAATCGAACGCAACATGTCATTGTTCAACCAGCTGCTGCAATTATAGCTGTTATTAACACGGGTCCTCAAGGTCCTCCAGGTTCTTCAGGCGTAGATGGCCCAGAAGGTCAGGCTGGTCCTCCGGGTGCTGATGGACCGCCCGGGCCAGAAGGACCGCCGGGAACTCCAGGAGGACCACCAGGACCTACAGGACCTCAAGGTCCAACAGGAGACACTGGGCCTGCGGGAGAAACCGGACCGCCAGGACCTACAGGACCTCAAGGAGCTGACTCAACCGTTCAAGGACCACCAGGACCAGAGGGACCTCCTGGGCTTCCCGGTCCTCCAGGTGCTGACTCCACTGTTCCAGGACCAGAGGGACCTCCAGGAGCAACAGGACCTCAAGGTCCATCAGGAGCTGACTCAACTGTACCAGGACCACCAGGAGACGTTGGAGCTACTGGACCTCAAGGACCTCCAGGAGCTGACTCAACTGTACCAGGACCACCAGGAGACGTTGGACCAATTGGCCCTCCCGGAGACGTTGGAGCTACTGGACCTCAAGGACCTCCAGGTGCTGACTCAACTGTACCGGGACCTCAAGGTCCTCCAGGTGCTGACTCCACTGTTCCAGGTCCTCAAGGACCACAAGGAGACCCAGGAGCTACAGGACCTCCTGGAGATACTGGACCAACGGGTCCTACTGGACTTCCCGGTCCTCCAGGTGCTGATTCAACTGTTCCAGGTCCTCAAGGACCTCCAGGTGCTGACTCAACAATACCTGGTCCTACAGGGCCCACAGGAGACGTTGGGCCACAAGGACCAGTAGGAGATCCAGGACCTCCAGGAGCGACAGGACCTCCAGGAGCTGACTCCACTGTTCCAGGACCTCAAGGACCTCCAGGAGCAATAGGACCTGAAGGATCTCCTGGAGCTACTGGACCAGAAGGACCACAAGGACCACAAGGTCCTCCTGCTCAACCAATGACACCTGTTCATTTTAGAGTTATTCATGATACCCAATCTATTCCTAGAGTAGTATGGGCTGATGTGACTGCATATAGAGCAGTAACTGAAAACATTGGTGGTGGTTCTTTTTCTGGTGGTGTCTATACTGTTCCAATTACTGGTAGATATTTCATAAGTGCAGCACTTCTTTTGGGTATCCCAACTTTGAGCGGCTGGCAAGCTTATCAGATACAGATCGTTGCGCCAGGTGGTAATCCAGTTCCTCAGGATATTCGTGGCTGGACTGGCGCCACTGCCTTTAATGCAGCGATTGGCCCGGTCGTTACTCAGAGGCAGTTTAATGCTGGAGATACTATTAAAGTTCAAGTTTATAATGGTCACCCATCGCTTGCTGTAAGCTTATTTGGTGGCTATGTCGGGCTTGAAGTTCACCGTGTTGAATGATTCAATTAGTAGAGAGGAATTAAATGCCTGATATTCCAAGAGAAGTATTCGATCGTGACATCAAATGGCCAAAAGCTCGCAAAGCACCTAGGCTTGACCCCGATCATCCGGCTACAATTCCTGATACACCAGATGGTCCATTCAAAGATTGGATCAAAGAGAAGTTGGATGTCGATGAAGAAATTGGATACGAGGGGGAACGCTAGTGAGTCTTACTCGAGTGCCTATGCCTTCTCCTTGTTACTCAAGTCGTGGCGGATCTGGTGTTAGGTTGGTAGTTATTCATACAGCTGAAGGTGCTAGAACAATTGAATCACTTGGCAACTTTTTCGCTAATTCAGCAAATGAAGTTTCTAGTCATGCTGGTGCTGATGATAAATCTAATACAGTCGGCATTTATGTAGAACGTCCTAACAAGGCTTGGACTGCTGCGAACTATAATCCTGTGGCAGTACAAATGGAGTTGTGTGCTTTTGCTGCATGGTCAACGGCAGAGTGGGATCAGCATCCAAACATGCTCGACAATTGCGCAAAGTGGATTGCTGAAGAATGTGCAGCATTTGGAATTCCTCTTACAAGGTTGAGTCCTGGTGAAGCTCAAGGTAATGGAAGAGGAATCTGTCAACACATTGATTTGGGATCTGGTGGTGGAGGTCACGTAGATTGCGGCAATGGCTTCCCAATGGATCGGGTTATTCAAATGGCAGGAGGAGCAGACGTTGGGCCATCTCCTACGCCACCGCCGGTTCAATCAGGTGGAGCCGCTCCTCCATTCCCAGGAACACTGCTTCGAAATTTCACCCAAGGACATGGCACCGCTCAGTGGCAACAACAAATGGTAGCACGAGGTTGGTCACTAGGTGTCGATGACATGTATGGTGGTGAAAGCGAGAGAGTTTGTACTCAATTCCAACAAGAGAAGGGTCTTGGGGTTGATGGAGTAGTTGGTCCGGAAACCTGGGCCGCTACTTGGACGGCGCCAGTTACCTAATGCCATGGAAACTTAAGCGGGAAGTTTACTTCATTCTATTAGGCGCAATAGTCGTATCTTTATCCATCATCGTTCTTGTTCAAAATCAAAGTGTTAGCACAGAACTTCTTGGGTCAATTGGATTGCTGGGTGGCATTGCTATGATTCTAAATGCTCTCCCAACAAACGGAGCTGATCATTGAATCCTAAGCGTAAGAGTATCTTGCTTTTGTGGTTACTTATTGCAACTAGCGCTGCTCTATTAGCTTTCCTTCTTGGCATTCTTTTTAGTTTGATCGCCTAATTCAAAATGGAGAGGAGATCTTATGGCTGCTAAACGTCGGCAAGGTCGTCGACCAGCTACAACTGATGAAAATCGTGAAAACCAACTGGTCTCTCTTGCGATTGATTTAGCTGAAAAACAACTTGGAGAAGGAACTGCCTCAGCTCAAGTAATTACACATTACTTGAAATTAGGATCAACAAGAGAAAGACTAGAACAAGAACGTCTTTATAGAGAAAACGAGCTTCTTGGCGCTAGAGTAGACACTTTAGCTTCGGCTAAGAAGGTTGAGGAACTATACGCTGCCGCATTGGATGCTATGAGATCTTATGCTGGCCGAGAAGTAGATTCATATAGCGAACAATATGACGATCCATATGACGATTATGGAAATTAAGCGATATTCCGAGCTTTGTAGACTTGATACATTTGAAGAAAGATTCAAATATTTAAAATTACAGGGAGACGTAGGAAGGTCCACGTTTGGATTTGATCGTTATCTTAATCAGAAATTTTATACGTCATATGAGTGGAAACAAGCTCGTCAAAGCGTTATTATCAGGGATAATGGCTGTGATTTAGGTATATTCGGATACGAAATACATGAGGCAATTCTTATTCATCACATTAATCCTGTAGTTGTGGATGATATTATTCATGGAGAAGAATGGTTATTTGATTCAGAATATTTGATTACAACTACTAAAAACACCCATAATAACATACATTTTGGTAGTGAAAAAGTCTTTCCTAAAGTAGTTTTATCACGTATTCCTGGTGATACAAGGCTTTGGAGGCAAAAAAAGGAGTAAAACATGGAAGAAAGCATTCTAAACAGCACCAAAAAGATTCTTGGCCTTGATCAAGATTATACTGCGTTTGATTTGGATGTTATTACCCATATTAATACGTCTTTCTCCATTCTTAATCAATTGGGTGTTGGCCCGGTCAATGGATTTTTTATTGAAGATGATACGGCTATATGGAGTGATTTTGTAGTTCCAGAAAATCAACTTCGTATGATAAGAACATACGTATACTTGAAAACTAGAAGTATATTTGATCCTCCTGCAACTTCTTACCTTATTGAAGCTGTTAATAATCAGGTTAAGGAATACGAATGGAGACTCAATATCTTTAGGGAATGGGAACTTGACCCTAATGATCCGGCTGTTACCCCTATTCCAACTCCAAATAGGAGGATGGCCTCATGAATCAAGATGCGAAAGATATTATTGAGCATTTGAGTATACGACCATGGAGTGATTATACGTCTGCTGATTATACTATACAGCAATGGCATAATTCTTGTTTAATTCATCAGCATACTGGAGCTCCTACTTCAAAGAATCAATGTAAATTGCCAGTAAAAACACCAAGTGGTGCTCTTAATAAAAACGGAGTAATGGCTGCGGCTGCAGCTTTGGCTGGGGCAAGAGGTGGTGTACATGCTTCAAGTAATGAAAAGTCTTCGGCTTCTAAAGCATTGATTAGATATTACCATCAGATTAATGCACAGCCTCCTCCTTCTTTGATGCGGCATTCCTCGGTCCAAGAATTTATTGAGCATCATGGCGTTAAAGGGATGCATTGGGGAGTTCGTAGAAGCGGAGGTTCTAGACCTTCTGGTGGAGGTTCTAAAACATCAAGAGGATCCGCTCGAACTGTTTATGGAAAACATCCAGCGCATCTTACTTCTGCAGAATTAGATAAACGAATTAAAAGAATGGAATCTGAAAAAAAGTATAATGAATTAAATAAAAAAGATGTTTCTCGAGGTCATAGAATAGCTTCAGAAATTCTTACTAATTCTGGTCGAGCAGTTGCATCTACGGTTCTTACTGGCGCTCTATTATACGGAATAAAAGTTGCTGTAAGTAAAAGATTCGGGCATGATGTTGGTAATGTGATTACCAAACGTAAATAAATCATTGGAGGTGGGGGTTGACTTTATCCAACACTGCAACTCCTAGATATTATGCCGAATTTCGTGCTTCTGTTCTTCGTGGAGAAATTCCTGTAAACAGAGAAGTTTCCATGGAGATGAATCGAATAGATGAACTTATTACAAATCCTAATATCTACTATGACGACATGGCTGTTCATGGTTTTATAAAATATTGTGAGTTTGAACTTACACTTACTGATGGCAGTGATTTGTTTTTGCTTGATACATTTAAACTTTGGGCTGAACAAATTTTTGGTTGGTACTTTTTTGTTGAGCGAAGTGTTTATCAACCAAACATAGATGGACGTGGTGGGCATTACGTAACTAAATCTATAAAGAAACGACTTACTACGAAGCAATACCTGATCGTAGCCAGAGGATCAGCCAAGTCGATGTATGCCGAATGCATCCAAGCTTACTTCCTCAATGTCGATACTGCCACTACTCATCAAATCACTACTGCGCCAACCATGAAACAAGCCGAGGAGGTCATGACTCCTCTACGTACAGCCATCACCAGAGCAAGAGGACCCTTGTTCAAATTTCTAACTGAGGGATCTTTACAAAACACAACTGGGTCAAGAGCTCAAAGAGTTAAACTTGCTTCAACTAAAAAAGGAATAGAAAATTTCCTTACTGGTTCGTTGTTAGAAGTTCGTCCTATGACAATTAATAAACTGCAAGGACTTCGTCCTAAGGTTTCAACAATAGATGAATGGTTATCTGGAGACATCAGAGAAGATGTTGTTGGAGCAATTGAACAAGGTGCTTCAAAGATGGATGATTATTTAATCGTTGCTATTAGTTCTGAAGGAACAGTTAGAAATGGTTCCGGCGACACAATCAAAATGGAACTTTCTAGTATACTTAGAGGTGAGTATCAAGCGCCACACATTTCTATTTGGCATTACAAGCTTGACGACATGGAAGAAATTTCTGATCCGGCGACATGGCTAAAGGCAAATCCTAATTTAGGAAAAACTGTTACGTATGATGTGTATCATTTAGACGTTGAGAGAGCCGAGAAGGCCCCTGCATCTAGAAACGATATCCTAGCGAAGCGGTTTGGAATTCCTATGGAAGGTTACACTTACTTCTTTACCTATGAAGAAACATTAGTTCATAGACCTAGAGAATTTTGGAGTATGCCATGCGCTCTTGGCGCCGATCTTTCACAAGGCGATGACTTCTGTGCCTTTACTTTGCTGTTTCCATTTGCAAATTATTCATTCGGTGTTAAGACAAGAAGCTATATCACAGAATTAACGTTAATGAAACTTCCTGCAGCTATGCGAAGTAAGTATAGCGAATTTATTAACGAAGGAAGTTTACAAGTTCTTAACGGAACTGTTCTTGATATGATGGAAGTCTATGAAGACCTCGATCAATTCATTCGAGCAAACGAGTATGACGTTCGTTGCTTTGGGTTTGACCCATATAATGCAAAAGAATTTGTAGCTAGATGGGAAATTGAGAACGGATCGTTCGGTCTTGAAAAAGTTATTCAAGGTGCAAGAACAGAATCGGTTCCTTTGGGTGAATTAAAAATTTTATCTGAAGAAAGAAAGTTAATCTTTGATCAAGAGCTTATGTCGTTTGCTATGGGTAATGCTGTTACCTTAGAAGACACAAATGGAAACCGAAAACTTTTGAAGAAACGCGCAGATGAAAAAATCGACAACGTTTCAGCTATGATGGATGCCTATGTAGCCTATAAGGCGAATAAGGAGGCGTTCGAATGATAAAGGCCCGAAAATTTTTAAGGGAGGTGAACCATGCCGGTAATGGATCGAATTAGAAAAAGTTGGAACGCCTTCCGTAATAGCAATCAAGAATCTGATGAGTATGGTCTGTATGTTGCTAGCCCATATTATGGTAGTGGATCTCCGTCAAGACCTAGACTTACAATTTATAACGAACGATCAATTGTTTCTTCTATTTATACTAGAATTAGCATTGATGTGGCGGGTCTCGTTATAAAGCATATTAAGATTGATCCAGATGGACGATATATGGGTGATGTTCCTAGTGCTTTAAATGAATGTCTTAAATGGCAACCAAACATTGATCAAACTCCTAGGCCATTTAGACAAGATATTGCTATGACACTTTTTGATCGAGGTGTTGCTGCAATAGTTCCTGTTGATACTACTAGAAATCCACAAAATAGTGCAATTTTTGACATTTATAGTCTAAGAGTTGGCGAAGTCGTTAGTTGGTATCCGAAACATGTTCGTTTGAATGTTTATAATGAGAACCAAGGTAAACGTGAAGAAATTACTTTGGAGAAAAGATTTGTAGCTATTATCGAAAATCCATTGTATTCAGTTATGAACGAACCAAACTCAACTCTTCAAAGATTGATTAGAAAACTTTCTCTTCTTGATTCTATAGATGAGCAATCTGGTTCAGGTAAATTGGACATAATCATTCAACTTCCTTATGTTATTAAATCTGAAGCTAGAAGACAACAAGCAGAGAAGCGTCGGGAAGACATTGAGTTTCAACTTAAAGGAAGCCAATACGGTATTGCTTATACCGATGGCACCGAGAAGATTACTCAGCTTAATCGACCAGCTGAGAACAATCTTCTTAAGCAAGTCGAGTATCTTCAGAATATGCTGTACAACCAACTTGGTCTTACCGAAGAGGTCATGAATGGTACAGCTAAAGAAGAAACCATGCTAAATTATTTTAATCGTACCATTGAGCCAATAGTTGATGCTATCATAGAATCTATGCAAAGAGCGTTTCTTGGTCCGAGTGGTTCTAGAGGTGATGAGAGAATTCAATACTTTAGAGATCCATTTAAGTTGGTGCCAGTTACTAATGTAGCTGAAATTGCTGATAAGTTTACTAGAAACGAAATTCTTTCAGCAAACGAAATTAGAGACTTTCTTGGAATCAAACCTTCGGATGATCCAAAAGCAGATAAACTTATAAACAGCAATATGCCACAAACAACTCCTCCAGTTCCAGCTCCAGGACCTAGCTCTCTTGAAAGGATCAGTCAAAATGGAAGCTGATTTCAGCGGTTATGCTACTAAGGCTGGACTCCAATGTTCTGACGGTAGGACCATCATGCCTGGTGCTTTCAAACATCAGGATAAAATGCGCGTTCCTCTCGTTTGGCAACATGGTCATTCTGACCCGGAAAATGTTCTTGGTCATGCCATCCTCGAAAATCGAGACGATGGAGTTTATACACACGGATTTTTCAATAAATCAGCAAAAGCTGTGCACACAAAGAGTCTTCTTGACCATGGCGACATTACCATGCTTTCTATTTGGGCTAATGAGCTTGTTGAAAGATCTGGAAAAGTTCTTCATGGGGCAATTAGAGAAGTAAGTCTTGTCCTATCTGGCGCTAATCCAGGTGCACTAATTGAAAACGTTACAATTCGTCATGCAGATGATGAAAACGTTACTCTTGAAGATGAAGCAATTATTTATACGGGTCTTGAAATCGAACATGCTGATGCTACAGCTGGTTCTGGTGACAATACTGGTGACAATACTGGCGATAATACTGATTCTGGCGAGACTGTTAAAGACATTTATGATTCAATGACTGATAAACAAAAAGAAGTTCTACATTATATGCTTGCTCAAGCACTTGACTCGGGCGAAGGTGATAATACCGGGGATAATACTGGCGATAATACCGGGGATAATACCAATTCGATGCAGCAGGGTAATGCTAACAAGGATTCCAACAAATCTGATCAGGAAGGTAGCTCAATGACCCGCAACGTTTTCGAGAATGGCGATAAGAGCCCTAATTCGCCAGTTATCTCACATTCAGATGTCCAGGGCATTGTTGCTGATGCCACTAAGACTGGATCTCTTAAGCAAGCTGTTGAGAATTATGCTCTTGCTCATGGTATTAATCAAATCGACACGCTTTTCCCGGAAGCCACCGCTCTTACAACTGCCCCTGAGTTCTATACCCGTCGTACTGAATGGGTGAATTCAGTTCTTAATGGAGCCGGAAAATCTCCATTTAGTCGAGTGAAGACTCATTGGGCTGATCTCACGTATGACGATGCTCGAGCAAAAGGTTATATTACGGGCGACGTTAAGAAAGAACAATTCTTTGGAACTGCTCGTAGAGAGACTTCGCCGCAAACGATTTATAAGAAGCAGAAGCTTGATCGTGACGATATTCTTGACATCACGGATTTCGATGTCGTTGCTTGGATGAAGAGTGAAATGCGGCTTCTCCTTGATGAAGAACTTGCTCGTGCAATTTTGATTGGCGACGGTCGTCAAGTTGATTCTGATGAAAAGATTCATGAGGATCGAGTTCGTCCTATTGCTACTGATGACCCAATATTCACTATTCAAGTTCTTTGCGATCTTGCTGCTGGTGATATTTCTGATTTCGTTGATGCTGTTATTCAGTATCGTTCACAATATCGTGGAACTGGTCTTCCTACGATGTATACTACAGAAACTCTTATTTCACAAGTTATGTTGCTGAAGGATCAATTGGGTCGTCGTATTTATACGTCATTGGATCAATTCGCTTCAGAACTTCGTGTTTCATCAGTTGTTCCTGTTGAAGTCTTTCTTGATGACACTGCTGGTGACTTGCTTGCTGTTATTGTTAATCCTTCAGATTACAACATTGGCGCCGATAAGGGTGGGCAAGTAAATCTCTTCGATGATTTTGACATCGACTATAACCAATACAAGTATCTAATCGAAACTCGTGTATCTGGCGCTTTGGTTAAACTGAAGTCAGCAATTGTTGTTCGGCAAGGAACGTTTGTTCCTCCAGATACTGGTTCTTATGGGCATATCATTTCTCCTGAACCGCCTAATGCACGACAGAGTGTTCCTCCTGTCCATGGTTCATTGCCTGACGCCGCTCCTCCGCCACCTCCTCCTGCAAGATCAAGTAAATCTTCTACTGAAGGAAGCTAATTTAAATAAAGGAGTTCTGATGGCGAGATTCTTTGGAGAAGTTGGCTACGGTGATACTGTAGAAACTCCAATTGATTCTGGTGTTTACCAAGATGTTATTACTGAGTTTTCATATTATGGTGATGTAATAAGAAATACCAGAAAATTGGAACCCGGAGAAAATCTGAACGATAATATATCTGTCGTTAATTCGATTAGTATTGTCGCTGACGAATACGCCACTGAACATTTCTTTAAAATCAAATACGTAAGATGGATGGGGACTCTTTGGACAATCAAAAATGTTGAAGTAAGGAGCCCCCGTCTCATCCTAAGTTTAGGGAGTGTTTATAATGGGCAAACGCCTTGATCTTCAAGCTCTTTTAGTAAATATTTCAGGTATTGATAACGTATATTTTCAACCTCCTCCTACTGTGCAAATGAAATATCCATGTATTGTTTATCATCGTGATTATGAACAATTTAATCATGCTGATGATATTCCTTATATGCGCAGAAGACGTTATATGGTAACAGTTATTGATAAAAATCCTGATAGTGCTATTCTTGATAAGATTTCGGAATTGCCATTATGTGCGTATGATCGGTTTTATACAGTAGATAATCTAAACCACGATGTTTACAAGCTTTTCTTTTAAGGAGAAATAGAATGCCCGCACTAGTTTGGGATCTTGTTGGCGAACGTTTTTATGAAACTGGCGTCGACCATGGAGTCCTTTACATTCCAGATGAGCAAGGTATTTATGCTTCAGGGGTTTCTTGGAATGGTCTTACGACTGTAACTGAAAGCCCTAGTGGAGCCGAACCAAATGCTCAATACGCTGATAACGTCAAGTACCTGAACCTCATTTCAGTTGAGGAATTCGGTGCTACAGTAGATGCATTTACGTATCCTCCTGAATTTGCGCAATTCGATGGTCTTGGTGTTCCTACACCAGGTGTGTTTGTTGGACAACAGCCTCGTAAGACTTTTGGTTTGTCTTATCGAACAAGAATGGGCAATGATCTTGTTGGGGATGCTTATGGTTATAAGCTTCATCTAGTTTATGGATGTATTGCTACTCCATCTGAGAAGGCTTATAACACAGTCAACGATTCTCCTGAAGCAATTGCCTTCAGTTGGACTATTTCTACAACTTCTGTTCCTGTAAGCGGGTATAAACCAACATCTTTGTTGGTTGTAGATACCACCGCTGTTGATCCAGTCGGTCTCGCCGCTCTTGAAGACGAACTGTATGGTGGCGCAGCAACCGAAGCTCATCTTCCTCTTCCAGACGAGGTCATTGCTCTTCTAAACCCTAATCCTGCTACAGGTGCAACTTCCGGTAGTCCTGGCACATGGACACCAGCCGGGTCTGCTCCTCCAGCATCTGTAGCAGCTTTGCAAAGTGGAGGACTTACTGCCACACCGGCTACAGTTTGGGCAACTGGTGAATATGTTCAGACTGGAACTGCTGGTGTTAGTGGTCAAGCTTTTTGGGATGGGACAGCTTGGGTTACTGGTAAAGCTCCTTAATTTAATTGATAGGAGGTTAGAGAATGCTTAAAATAATTATTCTTGGAGAAGAATACTTTAATGAGAAGACAGAATCTTTCGAATCTGTTGGAGACTTTGAATTAAAGTTAGAGCATTCTCTGATCTCACTGTCAAAATGGGAGTCAAAACACCAAATTCCGTTTTTGACAAATCAAGCTAAAACTACTAAAGAAATTTTTTCGTACATTGAGTCAATGATTATCACTAAAAATTATCCAGAAAATTTGTTTAATAGACTTAGCAGACAAAACATAGAAGATATCAATAAGTATATTGAATCTAAAGAATCAGCCACAACATTTGGTTCTATGCCTGAACGAAAAGGAAGAGGCGAAATAATCACTGCGGAATTAATTTATTATTGGATGGTTGCGTTTAACATTCCATTCGAATGTGAAAAATGGCATCTTAATAGATTATTCGCTTTAATACGTATTTGTAACATAAAGAACACAAAACCAACAAAGATGAGTCGAAGTGAACTAGCTCAAAGAAACAGAGAGCTTAATGATCGACGTCGAGCAGAATTCAACACAAGGGGTTGATTGGAGTCCAAATGACTACACTTGTTTGGGATGAAACTGGGAAACACTTTTATGAGGCAGCAGTTAGTAAGGGCGTTTTTTATGATTCATCTGGTGTTGGAACCTCTTGGAATGGCCTTACTTCTATTGAAGAAAACGTATCGAATGCGGTTCAACCAATTTATTTCGATGGAATTAAGTTTAATGACATTGTAACAAATGGCGATTTTTCAGGAATTTTACGAGCTTGGACTTATCCTGATGAATTTCTTCCATACGAAGGTATTATGGAAGAACAAGCTGGTTTTTTCGTTACAGACCAACCAGTGAGCCGATTTGGTTTATCATATC